GAATCGAGAATGGCGCATCGTGGGATTCTGATAAAAGCAGCATAAGGCTTTCCTGTCTCAACCAAATCTTTAGATTCGATGTAATAAGCAAGCTCGACCTCATCACCATTGTCCCATTTTTCTTCAATGTGCTGAGTTCCTGTGGTATAAAAATATTCGTGATCAATTTTTAAAGAAGCGGTTGTGTCATCCGGCTCGCTGATTTGGTAAGAGCCGAGTTCATAAGAATCTTTAAACAGCCCTGGAGCGTTGACAATTTTAGAGCTGGTGCATTCCCCCTGCAATACTCCGTTGATATAGCTCAGCATCTGCCCGGCTGCGATTTGACCAGTTTTTTCGTAAGTAGTGATGATTCCAGACGGCAGGGCAAGAATTTTTTCAAGAGTCTTTGCCACATAAGCCAACTCCATAGACAATAAACCGCCTGCCGCCGCATTAATGGAAAAATTATCCCCCTTAGCCCCTGTGACCTGCTCGAAAGAGATTATTTTATCATTGATCAACGAGAAAGAAGGTTTCCCGCCACCCACGATCGGCTTAATTCTATGCCTATATACGGTGCTTTCGCTATCAATAAACTCCAATTTAACCGATTGCCCTTTCGCCTGTTTTGCGGTAAAAACCGGAATAGTGGTTGATAAGCTGGCTCCTTCCCCGTGAGAATATACTTTATACCCGGTGTATCCGGAAATAGCCTCCGCCAACTCCGCCATGGTGTCAAATCCTGGTGAAGATAAATCAATTTCCCCAGTTGAATTAAAGTTCGTGTCCGCAACCTCGGCTCCCGGAACTCCTATTTTTACAGTCAATTTCCCTGCGGCTGTTCGTTCTATCAGGCACGAATCAGCATTCCCGGAATAAAAAACAGCCATAAAACCGGAATACGCTTTCTCTGTCGTCATTGCGCCAAGGCCCAAGAACGCCAGGGTAGCGAATTGTTCAGGGTGAAACGTAACCGGGAGATTTCCTTCCACGCTCTCTTTTGTTTTAGTGTAGCCTGCCGGATATTTCCCGCCCATATTGGCTTTATCCTGCTCTTTTGCAAGATTTTTCTTTACACTCGCCCCCGTGGAATGCAATAGAGAAACTTTTAACTGATCTGACCAGTTAGCCGGAGGAGTCGCATAAGCGGACTCGATTCTCAACCAGGTCCGCGTGTCCTTGTTGGATATTTTTCCCAAATTTTTCTCCTTTTAATTTATTCGCACTTCAAACTGAGCTTTCAGCCTGTCGCACGTCTTTCTATAATCCGCATCCGTCCCGATTCCTTTTTGTGAACTTGAATTGAGAATCCAGGTTGTCTGCTCTGTTCTGTAACCGTGTAAGCAACGCTTTATTGCTTCTTCGTAGCGGTTTAAAATGGTATTATTTTTGCTTTGTATTTCTTCCTTGATCGAAATTAAAACGGTAACGGTGTAAACGTCATTCATCATTTCTATGTCGTTTGTTATCCCGCCGTCTGATCCGACCTGACTCCCCTCGATGTAAACATTCACGCAAGGAAATTCTAAAACCGAATCGCCGGAAGCAATATTTTCGCTTCTGATTTTCATTGCCGGAGCAAGTTTTTTCCCTCCACGCTCGCTGTCAATAATCGTAGTAATAGCATTTAACCCGTTTACCGCGTCTTTGATCCGGTCAATAAATATTTTTTCAATGTCTTCTCCAAAAACTCTACTCATTGCGCCGCCTTATTCAATTCCCTTGTCAAATCGTCAGCTAAGAAATTCAACGCCCGGACCGGGATTGTTTTGTTATCGTAATTCAAAAAGAATGCCCTCTGCGGAATATGCGCTTTATTTCCCCTCCCTGCGTCGCCGCCTCGCTGGTGAATCCGCGCGTAAGGAATAAAGCTGGTAATCCCAATGACAATGTCTTTTTTCCCTATCCGCTCAAACCACCCTGGCCCGCCCTGGGTTGCCTCAAACAATTTTTCAGAAAGTCTCAGTTTTGGCTTATTGCCGTGTTTCTGTTTCCATTTGCGGTAAGACAGAGAATAGGCAGCCCATTTTTTGCCGAACGTTGCGCCCTGTGTGTTGAAAGCGTCTTTGATTGTTTTTTGATATTCCGTTTTAAACCGCTTAAAAACCTCAGAGCAGTCATCAAGTTTATTGATTAAAGACTTAATCACCTGCCTGGCGCGATCCATTCCGCTCAGCATTAAGGGAACCTCACGTCTTTCATAAAGTCAAGGTCTTTTTCTGTCAGATAGCCGGAAGACACATTGTTAAAACTAGACGGAACATCGGCCGAATTTTCAGACGCAATCGCATTATATTTTCTAGGGTTTCCGTACACGTCCTGCAAAAATTTATCAAACGCTCCAGAATAGGCGTTATACTGAGTGTTCCCGTCTGCATTCTTAATGTAAGTACCGGAAATATACCCGGCCGCCCCGTTAATGTTTTGATGTTGTAAAATTGGAAGTAGAATAGAAGAGGTTACCGGGAGAGTGATCCCGGCAACTTTCAACGCACCGTTAATGATATTTGAAAACCGCTCGATAATAGACGTTACTTGAGCCTCTGTCGGCTGACTGTCTTCGTGGTAATATTTTTTAGTGTTTTCGTCTATCTCTACAAGCTGTTTTTGTAATGCGATCCCAATATCATCAACGGTGCAATAGGACATTTTTAATTACCCCTTGGTCTTCCTGGTTTTTTTTCTGGCGTGGTAGCCTCAAGTGTCTCTGGTTTGTTTGTGTCAATTTCTTTAATCGTGATTTCTTTATCAGCTTTAAGAATTTCAAAAATCTCTTTTTCTGTTTTATTTGCCTTGCAAAATTTTTTTGTCAAATCCGAAACTATTTCACGGGTTTCAAGATTATGCCCTAGTTTTGTTTTCCCAGGCCTGGTTTCTATTTGATATACTGCCATTTTTTCTCCTTATAGGCCGCCATTTTCAGACGGCCTTATTTGATTAATTATTTATTTTAATGATGGAAATAGGGTTTCCGTAACCAATGCCCTTCCTGAACGTGTAGCCGTAGTTAATCCACTTCCCGAACTTAGGATCGTCAACATCCCAAACAGGCTGCTCCCGGTTTGTAATGATAAACGGAGGCAACGCTGAGGCAAGGTTGGCGATATACCAGTCGTTGTCGGTTGCCGCTTGCGACCAGTTCACGATAATTTCAGCGGCGTTTTGGTTTAAGTTATCCACACCGCCTGCAAAATACTGAGAAACCAAAATTTTTCTAAAAATCGGCAATAAATGGATAGGGATAATTACCGCTGGTTTTGCGCCTGCGTTCAGTGCGTCATCATTAGAATCTCTGAATCCAAGCATTTTAGCGAGAGCGCCCTCAAAGTCTGCTGTAATTTGCGCCTGAGTTGTTCCAGTTCCGGTGTACAGGTTGTCAATAACGTTTCCGCCAGTCAAGAGATTGGGGCGTGATGTCGCAAAAAACGCTGTGCCGTCAAAAGCGGTTCCATTTGCCACTAAAGCGGACGCCATGATCTTGCTGTTAAAGGATTTGTATTTTTCAAGCATTCCTCTAATATGCAGTTCAACGCCTCCGCTTAAATATTTTTTCGAGTCATTAAGCACGTTTTTATCAACCTTGAACCCAGCGCCGAAGTCATCGTTGAAAACTTTTAATTCAAAGTCCTGCATTGACCCAAAGTCTAGCCTATCTACCAGTTTCTGAATAGCCGGCGTTGTCCCTGGTATCCAGAATGATTCAAAAAGCTCCTCGCTTGGAGCCTGAAAAGCCACTTTTTCCAGTTCTGTTTGAGGGGCTGCGTCTAGCGCGTTCTGGAATTTCCCCTGAATACCCTTGAGAAGGGCTGTTGCTGAGTTGAACATATTTTTAGGTTCTCCTTTCTTTTGTTAATCAATTAAACGATAGAAAATATGCGCATTGCCTGTCATTCCGGCTAAATTAAGGTGGTCTGCTGTTTTTGAAGTTCCGGTAATATACTGACCCGAAGTCATCAATCTGTCGCCTTTTCCATTTGTACCGCCAGAGCCAACAGGGGAGAAAGTTCCAACGGTGTCGATAACTAATCCGTCAATAATTGTGTCGCTTGCAGTAGTGCCATTTGCAGCCACACCAATATCAACAGCTCCAAGCGCATCTGTTGCGGCGTGGGTAATTTCAGCAATGACTTTTTCAACAATAATACTTTGTCCAGTTGGGTTGGCCCATGCTAAAACAGCACCAGCCGTTCCATCTGCGGCGGCAACTAAAGGCACTTTTTGAACAATAAGACCATCTGCATTGTAGAATTTATTCAGTTCTAAATATCCGCTTGTTGCTGAAAGATATTGCACCAGAGTACCCGCTTTAATTCCGCTTACTTGCGCCTCATCAATAGTATAGTTGTCTGTTATAAACATTGACTTCATTACCATTGCCTGAGTGATAGAAGTAAAATTTGCGAGTTTAAAAGTTCCGCTTACATAAGCACGAACCAAATTTAAACCAGTCGCCACGTTTCCATTTACTCCGCTTGTGTTATCAAGAGCATCAATAGTAATTACAACAGCTTTTGCGGTTTTAATATTCGCTGCTGTTGCTGTTTTTAAATAACCGTCTGCTCCCACAACTGAAAAAACTCCCGAAAGAATTTTCTCTCCAGCTAGAACCGGGAAAGCTATAAACTTCCCCTCTTCTCCCTGTTTAATCGTGATTTGTTTATTCGCTGTAACTGCCATTATTTTTTCTCCTTCATTGCCTTAGCGTCAGCCAACATGACCTCTGCAATCGCAATGCTTTCTTTATCTTTTTTATCCCAGCCTAGTTTGTCCATATACGCTGAAAGTTCCAGGCTGAGTCCGTTTGAGTTTTCATAATCCACGTTTTCGCTTGACATCGATTTTTGCCCAGGTTCAACAATCGCCTTCATCGCTGAAAGTTCCAACTTGGTTCCTTCCTTGTCTTCTTTATAGCGCTTCATCCATTTGTCCTTGAACCGGGGTTCAACTTTTCCGGATTTAATCGCCATTTCTACGACGCCCTGAGCTTCTGCATTCGCCTGATTCTCTTTCATACCTGTCAACTCAGCGACCGCATCGGTAAGTTGTTTTGTCAGGTCTGCGATCTTTTTAGCCAAGTCGTCATTTGCGAGTTTAAGATCGCTGGCCGCCTTTTTTGTGTTTGCGAGTTCAAGCCGCTCTTTTTCGACTGCCTGGACGATAGCGTCCTCATTCGCTTCTGGATTGAGCGATAACATCATGCACAATTTTTGCATTCTCTTCTTTTCTCCTTTTTTTTGTTGTGCTTCAGCCTGCTTTTCTTGTTCGACCCGGCTGAGCCTGAGTTGTTCCTGAACGGTAGGATTGTCTGAAAGCAATACGGGAACATTCGTAAACGATATTCCAAGTAATACATTTTCCCATTTTTGGCCGTCTGTATCAACTATTTCATCAATCACCGGAGATATATAGCGATACAGCCCGCTTTTAATGAGTTCAACCCCGTATTTATTCAGCTTGATTTGTATAAATGTTCCTTCTCCATTTCTGATTTCAAGCTTTCCGAATTCACCATAGTTCGCTTTAAAATCATGATCTTTGTCAAGGAACATTCTAAAAATCTTGCCTGATTCATAAGCCTTAAGCATATTAGAAAGCAAAGTATTATCAGTAAAATCAACGCTTCTTTTATATTTCTGCATAAATACCGTCTTCCACGGAAAAACCTGAATCCATTGAAAATCAGTCATTCCCTGCTGAATCATTTCGACTCTTGTATCGAGAGCGAATTGGTCTAATAATAGAGCGTTCATTTTACCTCGTATCTTTTTTTCTGCTATCTAAATCGGGACAACTTTTTAAGATTTCCCAACTTTCACTAATTGACACCGGCATTCGTTTGCGCCTTTTTTCCCAAGACAATTTGGATTCAGGCTTGTCGCATTAGGGCTGATATTAAAACCAATCGCCTTAAATTCTGCAAGCGTACCTCGTTGCCCATCGTATTTACCACATTCCTCACATAAATTTTTATCTAAAATAGACGTGCATTCATAAAGATCATCCGGCTTGTCCTTTTTCAATATCTGAGTAGAGCGTCCGGCCGTGAAAGCCCCGGCAATAGTCGAACAAATATCATTTCTGTCATTAACCCGTTGATCCAGGAAATTATCTTCAATGGATTTTTTTATCCCGCCGCCCTGGTCAAGGCTTTGCTGGTTATGAGTTTTTAAAAATTGCTCGATTGCGGAAGCTGTGTTTGTCCATAAATTTTGAAGCTTATCATGGATTTCATCATTGATCGAGAAAGAGATGATCGGCTTAGTCGGGTCAGCGGCCATTTTTAATCCGCTTAAATTCGCGTCTTCCTCGTTAATTGAATCTATTCCCTTATCAAACGCCTCATCTGCAAGTCGTTTTAATTTTGACTCAGCCTCTCCAAACCTGCCTAATTTTAAATCCGCCTTCGGGTTCTTTTCTAACTCGCTGGCCTTTTGAGAAATGGCTGTATTGTAAACATCAAGAATAAGATTACTTGCTCTGGAATAGATAGAATCATAAGTGTCTGCTGAAAGTTTTAAGCTGAAAACTTTTTTCAATTCCGGAGACGATTTTTTATTGTAAACGTAATCCCGGTAACCATCAACCGCTTTATTGTCAGACAGCGTGATCGTATGTTTACCGTAGCAGGCTTCAATAATCCGCTTATTAACATCCAAACTCAACTCTTTCGCGGCGCCTACAACACGCTCTTTTACCGCCTCAACCGTTTCAGTCCCGATCTGTTCGCTTTCCTGAATAGGCCACTCATCTTTATTGATATTCCCATAGAGCGAATAAGCCAAAATTAGATCATTCAGATCATTAAACCTCTCGTCTTCAAGCCTTAATTCCTGATTGACCCTTGCAATAAACGGGCTTTTTTGAGATTCAGCCGCCGCTCTGCTTCCAACATCTTGCACGCCGGAAAGCGCAAAATGGGTCTGAGTGTTATAAAAACATGCCTGGTCATAGTATTTAACCGCCTCAAAATTAGTATTGGCCACGTCAATATTTTTAAAATCTATTTCCGTGATGGGGATTTTATTACCGTTCCCGTCAACCCTAAAAAGCGTTTTAAAATACGCGCCCTTTGAGTTACCTATCGTGTTTAAATCCCTTTCAAAGGCTCTCCCTAATTTTTCATCATAGGCAATATCAATGCTACCAGCAGGAACGCCAAGCCCTCTCTGCCTGGTTCTCACGTCGTCGCCAAGTATTGATTTTTTCATTAAGTAATACGGGATGATTGACTCTATTACAGATGTTCCTAAAATATTCCCAAACTCTTCATTATTATTATCATACCATAGTTTTGACAGCCAAATATCAACATCATTCATTTGTCCAGTTGATGTTTTTTGCCACATTTGTTTTATGCCTATAAAATTTCCAAAATCGTCGTAGTGATATTTATTGATTGTTCGCAACATAATAGGAGACATTTTTGCAAGCTGCCACGTCGAAATTCCTTGATATTTTGCGGACGTATTAAAAACAGGCTCAAATAAGGCCAGGCCAAAATCAAATTTCATGGCCCAATGCCGCTTAAATGAATAATACCCATTATAGATATTCTGCCACGTCCATTCAAGGTATTCTATCATGCGCTTTGTATTGTCTGTCAGTATTTTGCGCTCTTTGAATGTGCGCTTTGACGTGATGATCGGGTTTTTAATTAATTCGAGAGAGGTTTGAATAATAGGGTCTCGCCGCATTTTAAAATACAGTTCGATTTTTTCTTCCGGCGTGTATTCCGCATACGGCTCTTCGATGTTACCATTGATTGAAGTAAAGCCCGTAATAGATACTTGTTGAGTCGTTTCATTATCTTGAATTACAGATTTTTCATTTTTGATTTCTTGCATTTATCACCCTGCATGAATATTCTGCAAGATAAATCGGGACAAGAAAATAATTAGCGGTAAAATTTTTCCATCGGGTCTTCCCGCTTCCCGACAAAAGAAAGGTTCCCAGGAATAAGTATTTGATTAAAATTCCAAAAACATAATAAAAAAGCATCGGCGCTGTCTGGAGATCGTCCAAACCGTTTTTTAAAATCATCCTTGCGCTCAATTCTACGGCGCCCTTTTTCATCAATAAAGTATTTCCGGCTCAATAATTCGTCTTTGAGTTCTTTGTCTTCTTTAATGCTTATTTTTTCAGCAATACCGGCGCAATAAAACCACATTTCACTTATCAAATTACTGTATTTATTCGGGTTCCTCGCTGTGCTTCCAAAATTGACCGCCTGAACATTATATCCTTCTGACATCAAATTGTCCGTAACGCCCCCACCAATCCCTGTGTCGTCAATTTTTATAAGGGTGTTTTTATCTACTGCGAATTCTTTAAGTTTATTTGCTGTGTAAATAGTATCTTGTTTTTTTATGATCATTTTGTCAATAACCGATAAGCCTTTTCGCTTGTAGAAAATCGTGCTGTCATTCCCAAATCGTGCAATGTCGGCTCCGATTTCAATTTCGCCTGTCAAGTCTGGTTTATTATTTAGCATAGTAAGAACAGTTTCAAGTTTAAACACAGTGTCGTTATAGTTTAATTGCCCCCATTCTCCCAGGGCGTAAATCTGATAATATAGCGGGTCAGTGATTTTCAAAGACTCTATTTTGTCAATATCATCCTGTGATAGATTTTTTAAATTATCGAGATAGGTAGTTTTTAATATTTTAACGTTATTAGCCGGATTGTCATAAAACCTTTTTTTGATCCAGTGCGTTTCGCTGATGGGGTTGAATGTGATTGTGATCCGTTTTTTTAAATCCGTCTTTCCTCGTAGCCTCAAAATAAGCTGGTTTAGATCCGTTTCTAAAAGTTCAGTCGCTTCCTCTATCCACACGTCTGTTATTATTCCTTTACTGACCGTGATTGATTTAATCTTTTCTGGGTCGTCTAGCCCCTGACAAATTATTTTATAGCCGTTGGTACACGTGATTGAGTACTCTGATTTGTTAAACGTGAATAATTGATTTAAATTCCATTCACTAATAATTTTTTGAAATAGCGCAAAGACTGAGTTTCTAATTGTCCGGCTGACTTTCCGAATTACTAAATAATTCCGCCCGCCCTGTAAAATCTCGACAATGATCTTTTGAGTGATTGCGAAAGATTTTCCTGAACCTGACCCGCCGTAACAAATAAAATACTCGCTGTCAGTGAATAAGTGCGGATAGTAAACCGGATTAAAAACTCTGCTGTCAATCTCTATATTCATTTATTGAAATCTTGATTGTTTTATTTTCAGCCTCATTATTCCCTATTAAGTCAATCATTTTTTCTTTTGTTGCTAAAAGTAACTTGACTATATCTGTCGTACTCATTCCCTTCATCCAGTCTTTATCTTTTAAATCCCTTGTTTGAAATTCAGTAAACAGCTTAGTAAACACATAGTCAAGGCTTTGAAATATCTCTTTTGTCTTACCGCTTTTTATTTCGACTATCTTTTCATCGATTCCCTTTGTTCCGCTTTCACTCTCAATAATCGCTTGAGTAACTCCAAGGTTTTTAGCGTTCTGAAATAAAGCTTCCCATCCATATTTTTTTATCCAGCCAGCAACCGTTGAATGGTGTATAGATTTTTTAAACACTGTCTGAATTTGTGTTGATATATCTCTCAATGAATATTTATGATTCCCTTCTTCGTTAAAGGTAAGATAAAGGTTTTTAGCAAATTCAACAATGTCTGATTTTTGCTTTTTTGACTTAAGCATTTTTACTTAGTCCTTGTTAAAATAATGGTCGCATTCAGTAATAATCCTTTCCCCGGTTTGATATAACTGCTCTGTAAATACCTTCTTGCCGTCAAAGTCTCCGCAATCGCAAAAGATTTTACTCAGACAGGTATCGCATAGGCTTTTCATTTTTTTACCCTTGCCGCCTCGTTATTTTGTTTCAGTCTGGCCTCTAACTGCTCAATGTATTTAGCCATTAAATCGACCTTGCTTTCAAATGTCTCCCAATACTCGCCACGCATAGTAACGCGCTTGATCTGTTTTTTATCCGTCCACCGCTCAAATAAAAGCGGGTCTGTGGCATATACTGACTCCATTATGGTTAATTTAGAGTTAATATTTTCTATTTCCTGTCTGGTTCCTTCCGGGAACGGAATAAACATATTTACTGGCCTATAAACTTCTTTTGTTGAACATCCTATGACAATTAAAAAAAGATAAAATAAAGCCCTTTTACTTCTTTTCAATTTTTACTCCTAACGCTTTATAAATAAAATACATAATACATATTATGACGAAAAATGAAACAACCAGGATAATTATCGCTGTCTGAATGTATTCATCCTGATAATTTTTCATAATCCTATCTCGCTGAGTTTTCTGTTTTCCGGTTTTGCTTTTGCGTATTTTTCATTGATACGCTTGTCTTCTTCCGTGATAGTTCGCTCAAAGTTTTCCGCTTTGACTTTTGCCTCATCTTCAAACTGTCGCATTTTTTCTTGATATTTTTTTTCTGCCTGTCCATCGATCCACTTCTTAACGCCAAGAATACCGATGATTATTGAAATCAGGCCGAGAAGTATTTTTTTTATCATTTTCCGTCATCCTTTGCGTCTTTTATTTCCTGTAAAATCGTATTTGAAATTTTTGCTTGAACCAGTTTCTTTTGCCCTACGTTTAAAACCCCGTAAGACAGCACAAGACCAGAAATTAAAATCATAGTGCTGTTCCATTCAGACCCGTTCATTTTACCAAGAAAAAGCGCAATCGTTGAAACCGTAAAACAAAGCGCAAAAACCATAAAGAAAATAAAAAACTTTTTCGACCTGAATAGCGATAAAATCACATCCTTAAACTGTTTCATAAAACCCTCCTTAATGTAGTAATTTAGGCAATATTTGTAACAAAAACACTATAACCGACAAGCCGCCTATTGCAATAAACAGGATTCTAAAAATAAACTTCATTTCTCTTTCCTGCTTTTCTTCGTGCTTTTCTAGTTTCTCATTTATTTTATCAATTTTTTCTTCCGTGCGCTCATGGTCTTTTTCTATTATTTTCACCCGGCCCTCGAACTCAGGCAACTTATTCAGGATTTTCTGCATTTCCTTAACTGAAATATTAGTCTCATTGCTTTTTTCAATCAACTGATCTATTTTCAACTCCAGCGTGCTTTCTATTTTTGTCAGTCGTAATTCTATCTCATGCTGTTTTTGTTCTGTCATTACCGCTTCTCAATCAAAACAAACTCATTCTCAGAAAAGTTTGAAATATACGGAGTGTAGTCGTCCGGGTGAACGGTCCAGCAACCCAGCGAATAATCCCAAGTCGTGCCGCCAGTGTGATTGTGGATATACTTCATTATTTTTTGCCCGCCCCAGTTCGGATTTGGATAAATAGACGGCAAAACCTGAACTGCTTCCATGTCGGTATAAAAGAAATCCAGCCATTTCAACCCTTTACCGATATAGTCTTTTAACTTTTGATTGCAGATATAAATAGCGGGGTATCCCTGCTTGACTAATTTATAAGTAGTCCGATCAAATTCAATTCCATGACGGCCTATAAACCCGATATATTCCCCATTTGCGACCTCAACCCTATAAGGCTTTCCCTGATAAACGGCATTATTGCTTGAATCGACATTGGCATTTTCTGTCCTGTAAATTAATTTTCCATTCTCGTCATACACCTCAATAGCGGAATCGTACAAATCCCCATTTTGGCATTTTTTACTTTTAGCGCCGTATTTATTTTGATGCGAATAAACGATTATTTTCTTCATTTAACGATCTCCTTTATTGGACACTTAAAAACCCCGGTTCTTTCTGCAATTTCCGCTCTGCGTATGATTTCAAAACAATTCCAAAATTTTTTGCATTCACGGCAATTCTTAATGATCCATTCGCTATAATCCATGTTTCCTCCAAAACCCGGATAGAGATTTTCTATCCGGGGAAACCAATTAGGAGAGATTGAACGGAAACTCGTTTATTAAATCGGGACATGAAAAAATATTTTTCTGAAAAAAAAGATTAACCCTGCGGGAAAACTAAAAAACCGCAGGGTAGTAAAAATATTTATAGGATTCAAGTTACTAATTTATTGATAATCATAAAAATGAATTACTTCTAAATATTTCTAATAAAATACTTGACAAAAATTAGAAAAAGTATTATTATTATATATATGAGATTTTCAAAAACAAAACGGAGGACAAAATGAAAGCAAAAATTACAAAAGAAGAAGCCTTGAATATTCTTAAGGAAGAGGGCGAAGACCTTCTTTCTATTTGGGAAATGGGATTTATTAATAATTACAATAACGATGGCACTGTTACAGAAGAATATGCATCTTGGAACGAACCAACAAAAGAAGAAATGGAAAAAAAATTATTAGAAGAAACAATTTATTTTTTTGATGAGGAGGAAAACAAGTTTTTTGCTGAAAATGAAATAACAGGGTTTGGTTTTTTTGAAAAAAAATTACAAAGCCAACACATGAGCAAAAAAATGAAAACAATCACAAAAGAAGCGATGGAAAAGTTCATTATTTCTGAAAACAAAGAAGAAGTTCTTGCTTCTTTATTAGAAAATTGGGGAGACGACGAAGGAAATATTATTTTAAAAAATAATGAATATGATTTTTTTACTTCCTTAAAAGGATATAAGCATTATGAATTTGTTATAAGTTCTGAGATTTTAAATCTTGAAGAAAAATAAGGGGAATTTATGGCAAAACCAGTAGGATCAGAAACGCTGTATATAAATATTGATAAAGAAACACTTAAAGAGTTTAATGAAGAAGCAAAAAAATATAGGCTGACAAAATCAAGTTTTTTTGAGGTATTGTGGAAGTTTTATCAAGATCGCAAACAATAGTAAAAAACTTTTAAATAAATTGGTTTAAGGTAATTCTTTAAATCAATTTTTTCTAAAGCGGTCATACTCCTCCCAAAAACCGCTTGTATCTACGCCAAATTCCAACGCTGTGAGGTTACATTTATCCAGGTATAACCCAAACTCATGGCTGTCTAATTCGTTTGAGGATTCCTTTGTTTTCCATTCCCGCCCGTCTGGAAGTATTTTTGTTTTTTGCAGGTGTTTTTCCTTAAATCCCTCATGCACTTCCTCTTTTGTCATTTCTAACGCCATCCCCACAAAATCGCAGAATAGCCAGTAAAGCGAGTTTTGGTCAAGGGTTCGTTTCCGGCGCACTTTTTTGAGTTCAAATAAATCATTTTGCTTTAATCCATTAAGGGCGCCGAGTATTCCTAATTCAATTGTATTTTCTAAGTAGTCTATTTTTAATATTTTAGCTTTCATTATTTTATAATTTCTCCGGACTTTTTTTCTAAATTTTTCTGCCAGTTTGCGCCGTAAAGGATTTCCATAACGGACTTAATTTTATGCAAAACCTCTCGGTCTTTTCCGTGAGCCATTCGATGACATTTCCAGCAAAGTGAAATTCCATTTTGTTCATCATGTCGCACTCTTAAAACCTCACGTCGAACAATATGGTGGACTTCGCTTGAAGGTTTTGAACATACCCGGCAAAATCCACCATCACGATTTTGGACTGTTTTTGAAAATTGTGAATCTAAGTTTTTGTTTTTCATATTGTTTTAGTGTTGTTTTAATCCTACATTTCGTCTATCCACAGTTA